CTTGAACCACGCCTCGATGAGCGCTCGTTCGAAGCTACCGCAGTTGGTTTGTCGTAGTGAAAGTCGTTCGTGTTGTGTCATTTGTCTTGGGTTTGCCACCATTCGATTTCTTCGTCGTGGATGCGGAAGCTGTATGATTCTTGCAGGGCGTCATTCCATACGCTGTCCAACCACACTCCGTGGTCGTCAGGTGCACCCATTACATGGGAGGCAGAGAAGCCTGATTCTCGCAGTGCTTTGACTGCTGATTCGCATTGTTCTTGTGTCATAGGTCAATGATTACGCCCTTGGATTCAAGAGCATCGGTGATAAATTCAGGGAGTTCGAAGCATCCATCGTACCCAGTGAGGCGTACATCTCCGTTGTCATCCCAGTACACTTCGAGTACACCCTCTGCATAGAAGCGGGCGCCTCCTGTTTCGAGGTCGTAGGTCTCGTACCACCCACCATAGCTGTGGTTGGGGTCAACCTCGATGGTCGTGTCCATCTCTACGTTCGTGGCTCGTGCCGTGTCTACGTCGTATGCCGTGGTCATAGCTACGTGTGGTAGCGTGGTCTTGAAGTCGAGTTTGAATTTCATTGGTTGTTCAACTTGTTGATGATGAGAGAAAGGATTGATGCCCCGCCGAACATAAGGATGAGCATGGTGGGTGTGTTCATGAGTACGTCTTGGAGTGTCATTGCTCTGCATTTTCGGCATCGTCAGCCCATCCAACAAGGGTGTCGATGACCGCATCCTTTGCGTCATCGCTCAGGTAGGTGGTGTTGGACAGCATGGAGGCCATGCCTTTCACGTCTTTCGGCACAAGCCGAGCACACCGATTGAGGTCATCGAGATGCTTCCCAAAGTGGAAGTCGTTGAGGAAGAGCACCGCCGCACCGACGGGGCGTTTGAAGAAGTTGTCCATTGAAATTGGATTTGAAGTTTGACATTGAGAGGTGTTGTATATATACTCTCTTCACTACGTTCAGAGAGAGTATATATACTAACACTCTCTTAGGATTGGAGGAGGGCCACCATCAAAAGCGTGGCCATCCATGCAAGGAACGCGAGGAACGCGATGTTCAATCGTTTGTTCATCTGAAAGGGTTTAAGTTATTGATTATCAATAGGTTTGACTGACTTGATGCGGTGTCCATTGGGCACAAGTTCGAGTGCCCTCTGACGCGCATGCTCGATCGACCACGCCTTGAACGTGAGCGCATCCCAGTCATCTCGGTCGAAGCCGTAGTAATAAACCATTCGGTACTCCTTTGAAGGAGTAGATTTGGGGAGCCAATCGCTCATCGTGCCCCGCTTGGGGTAGCGTTCCCACACATTCACAGGTAGATGGATTCAGAGTTAGCAAAATCGTAGATGGCTTTCTCACCACGCGCTTTCGCAAGTTCGAGAGCCACTTTCTTGGACTTGACTACGTCAGAGATTTCGAGGTAAGCCACCCCTCGTGGGTCGCCCACTACGTCCACCCATGCACCGATTACCTGCGTGGGTTCCGTACACAAGGACTGCAACCGATTCATTTCTCTATTGAAGGTTCGGAATGAGAGGTCGTCGTTCAGCAAGCTGAACACCCCGTGAAGGACTGAACCTCCAACGGCATAGCCGTCCTTTCCTGCATAGGTGAGCAGGTCAGCGTTGACGCTGAAGCCCTCGCTCTCTTGAACGAGGTGGTATAAGGATTTGATTGTCATCGTAGATGAAATTGAAGTTTGATACAGACACCACTACGTGGTGTTTCGTCCAATCAGGACTCGTCAGTGTACCTGTGAATTGAGATTACATCTCAATCAAGTCCTCCAAAGTCATCTGCTCAAGGCAGGTGAGTTCGTCCCACTCAGCGGTCGCACGGACCGCGTCGAAGGAGAGGTGAAGGTCGAGGAGGTCAGCAATAAGCTGACGGCGGGTGTTTGCAAATGTCTGCATAGGAAAAGGGTTTGAATTGAAGTTTGAAGTTTGAAGTCAAAGTGTATCTAAGATATATACACTCTTCATAAATGAAGAGAGTGTATATATCAAGATACTCTAAGGGATTAGAGTTCGAAAGGGAGTTCGTCAATGCTAACGAAGTTAGCAGCAGCAGGAGTCGAAGACGACTCCATGTGCAGGGCGAGCACCGCAGTGAGAGCCTCAATCTTGGCTTCCAAAGAAGCCAAACGTTCTTCTGACTTATCAACCTTCGGTTGAGCAACAGCCTCTGCTTTCAAGGCTTTAGCCTTGGCTTCGGCTCTCTTTGCTGCTCTCTGAGCAGCACCAGTAGCTTCGCTAACGGCTTTGGCTGACTTTGCAGCTTCCTTAACGGAAGCTGTCTTAGCCTTCGGAGAAGGCTTGATTGGACCAACTTCGTTGGTCTTGTTGGCCATCTCTTGGCGGTCTGCCACCTTCTGTGAAGGTGTCCGCTTCGTCGTCTTTCGACGACGCTTCGTTGCAGTCTTCTTCGAAGACTCTTTAACCTCTTCGAGGTTATTGACAAAGTCCAAAGCTTCTTGGAGAAGCTTTGCAGCCAGAGCCTTACGGCTCTTGGTTGGACGGAAAGAAGCTTGGTTTACTGCCTTACGGCAGTCGGAGAAATTGAAGTTGTTCATCGGAGATGAAGTTTGAAGTTTGACTTCCCAAAGGACCGACTCTCAAAACCCTTTAGGAGATAGTAGTTAAGTAAGAGAGTCGTAAGACTCCTCTCTCTTACTTAACTACATCTCTACTTCACCGACTTCTTATTCCTTTCCTCTCTAAAGAGAGTAAAGTAATAGTTGAGCCGAAATCTCGGTACCACATGAAAGCTAACAAGTTAGCTTATGAATTTAGCTACGCTAAATCGTCAGTACCGCACTGCACACAGCTCCGCCAATGCCGATTCTGCCTCGAATTAGAAACCTCAACACGAAGTGTTGAATTGTCAATAGCAAAGCCCCAAGATGGGGTGATTAAGGTTAAAGTGAAACTTTAAGGGGGGATTGTCCAACCCTTCGGGTTCAACGCCTACGAACGGTCTAGCTAGACGAATAGTCTAGCAGACCCATCATAACTACTTGTTACACAAGTAGAAAGCTGAAATGTATGGCGGATTTCACAGCGAAGCTGTGGGGGTGGGGTCTGGTTATCCATTTCGGTTAGCATCGCTAACCGTTATAATACATATATTCTCCCCACACTCTGTATTACTCACCTCTTTTTCGTGATTGCGGTCATGCACTATTGCGATCTTTATGCGCGAAGGGAGTCCTAACTCCCTGAGAAGCAGACATCTATGCGGTTCTGCTTAAAGTTTTACTTGACACTTGACTTTTTAGATTTTCTGTTGTAACTTCGTCCTGTTAAGCGTGTGAGGCGGTAGTTATGGTAGAGGAGCGGCGCTTTTGGTGCGCCGACTCTACTATATAGAGGTAAGAGACTGACGATTCGTTTAACTGTTGAATACAGGATAGCTATGCTTAAAAAGATAGGGGGTAAATACGTAGTCTTTGACAGCTCTGGGAAGAGGCGGTTGGGTAGTCATGCTTCTCGGTCTGGGGCTTTGAAACAGCTTGCTGCTATAGAGATCTCTAAGAAAAAGCAGAAGGGGTGATTTGGCTATCTTTGTAGCTATGAGAGCCTTCAAAGGAGACCCCAAAAAAGACGATGTTGTAAAGAGGATGCTTGCCAGTGGCAACTGGAAGCTAGGCCCTACTGGGGAGCTTCTTCGTGTTAGTGCCGAAGAAGCCAATCAAGCAGATCTACAGAGATCGAGAGAAGCTGCCAACCCTGCTAAGTACTCCCCTACTACGGCAGGCTTTATGACCCCTGAAAGAAAAGAGTATCTAGAGAACCTGAATAGACCTCTCACCCCGATGGAGGCAAGGGAGTATGGGACCGTCTCGTTTGACCCTTCTGAAGGTCCTAATGTAGTATTCGGTCTAGCTGCAGGGTCTACACCTGTGGAGCCTGTTGGGGCTCTTGTCAGTCAGGGGCTGAAAAGGGCTGGCAACACTTTTCAAGCCCTTAGAAAGGGGACGCCATTTAAGTCAGAGATAGATTGGGGTAAGTGGAATCCAGAGACTCCAAAGTATCCAGAGCTGATAAAAGAGTACAACGATATAGAGAGAAGAACTAAGCTTTCTGGGACGTGGATGAAGAACGCTGACGGGACTGACTTCGAGGGAACGCCAGAGCAGTTTATACAGCAGCGTAGCTCTTACTACAGAAAAGCGTTTCCTGACGGAGGCACTAGAGTGTATAGAGGTGTCGGCCCTAACGATTGGAAGCAGGGACCCGAAGCCCCGAGGTGGGACACAGGTGGTTACGATCCAGAAAAGGCGGTCCCCGCTAACCAGCCTGTGTTTTTGTCTGAAGACTTAGAGCAGGCTAGATCTTATCAAGGAGATGACGTTGCTTACGATAGCCCTTTCTTAGACTCTAGAACATACAGAGATCCTAGAGGTGGTACCTTCGATTTGCAAGCACCCTCTGGTAGTCGAGACATTGCCAGTGATCAGTCAGGAAGAAGCTTTAAGAATCTAGGAACAGTCCCAGGGGTTGGGCCATTTAGTTCTAGAGGCATAAGAAACTTGTCTAGCGAAAGAGAGCTGCTTAGATTCTACAACGACTATAACACCTGGGCAAAGCAAAACAACAGGAATCAAATAACGAAGTTCGACAGATCAAAGGCTATTGATGAATTGCCTTTATTTAAGGACATTGAAAAAGAACAGGCTTTCATAAAGTCGATGCCTAATGCTGCAAGTACCGATGATGTTGCAGACTTTTTGTCGAGCCCTCAGGGGAAGAAGTATTCTTCATTTACCGCTAGGGATATTGATGACAACTCCATGGGTGATGTTCGCATCCACAGGAACGAACCAGGCAACTACCTAAAGTCTAATGTCGGGAACGTAGGCTTCTTTGATCTTAGCGACCCAGATGTATTTAAGGCTCTCGCCCCCATAGTGGGCACGTCCGCTGCGATAAAGCTTGCAAAAAGCCAAGGTGTTGAAAACCCAGGAAAGAAGATGAGTCAAGGCGGTATGATCTCTATGAAGAAGAAACCGACTGGAATGTCAGCTATCAGAAAATAACTATCTTTACCGTATGAATTTTTACAAGAAATCTATGATGGCCGAAGGCGGCCCTATGCCGCAGCCCGAAGGGGAGGGTCAGATGTCTGAAGGCATGAAGCAACTCCAGATGCTGAAGGCCGCTCACGATAAAGCTATTGAAGAAAAGAACATGGAGATGCTCGGCAAGATCGAGACTGTCGTCAAGGACATGTACGACCAGCTCGACGAGAGAGGCCGAGAAGCTATCTCGCAGCTCTTCCCTGACCTCGACTTTATGGTGGACGACCAAGAGGAGGCAGAAGAGATGATGGAGGAAAGAGAAGAAAGAGAAGAGATGTCTTACGGGGGTAAGATCCGTAAGATGATGGGAGGTGGGTATATGAAGTACCCAGGCGGCGGATACTTCAAAATGTGAAGTACCGCAACGCCAAAAGAAAAAAACTAGACTCGAATATCGAGAACGAAAAGCGACGCCTAAATAATGAAGCTGTCAAAAAATCTCTCACTCGCCGAAGTAACGAAAAGCGTAACGGCTAAGCGACTCGGCATAGATAACACACCAGATGACTGGACTAAAGAAAATCTTCGCCAAGTTGCGATCAACATATTTCAACCTCTTAGGGATGCTTTCGGGTGTCCTATATACGTGTCGAGCGGCTATCGTTCGCCTGAGCTCAATGCTGCTATCGGCGGCTCAAAGCGCAGTCAGCATGTGGAGGGCAGAGCACTCGATCTGGACGCAGACGTATACGGACGCTGTACAAACGCTCAGATCTTCAACTACATTAAAGACAATCTGGAATTTGATCAGCTCATTTGGGAGTTTGGTGATGAAAGCAATCCTGATTGGGTTCACGTCAGTTTCGTTTACGATGGGAATAATCGTAAGCGCTGTCTCAAAGCTGATCGTGATGATAAAGGAAAGACGTTCTACACAGTAATATTTGAATAATGCCAGAACTCGGAATAGGACTCGGAATACATAAAGGAGGGGTACCAAAGAAAAGCTTGCTCCTCGACAAGTACGATATGGATGCAGCTTTCTCGCTGCGTAAAGTGAGGGCCGACTACAACGGCCCTTGTGTTCGTGTGAGAAACAGCAGCGGGGAGTTTGCTGACATCGGGTTTACTTCTAAGGGCGTACTCGACGAAGCTGCTCTGAATGCTCACTGCGGAGCGAATGACGGAACGGTACAGACGTGGTACAACCAGTCTACTGAGGGAGGGAGGTACAATGCGGTGCAGGATACTGTAGCAGACCAACCGATTATCTATGACGCCTCAGCGGGAGGGTACCTTGGGTATGTCGAGAACACAGGTGATATGTACCTGCGTTTCGAGAATCAGCTTGCTGGTGTAACTAATGCGGCAGTGGTGTACGAGAATACAACAGCTCCTGCATCCTTTAGTGGTTCTGCCTATGTTGTTGGTGAGCACGAAGTTTCTGCTGCTGGCGGTAACGGTATTCTTGTTGGTCACAACAGTGTTAATGGATTTTCTTTTGTTCCAGATTCAGGAACAAACATCCAAACAAACACAGGCGAAGGTCAGAACGAAAAGCACGCTGGCTTTATTTATACGGGAGGCTCTGATAAGTTTGCTGTTGTAGATGGTTATGTTTGTGGGGAAAGCTCAGATGCTGGATCCGCTAATTTCGACTACATATTCACTAAGGCTAAGAATGACGGTGGTCAAGACTCTTTTGATTTCGTAGGCAAAGTGTGGGAGGTCTTCCTCTCTACTTCTGACCTCTCAGCTAAGCGTATAGCACTAGAGAACAGCATCCTTTCAGCGAACGGATTGACAGTCCCTGATCTGACGATGCTAGAGAAGTACGACGGAGCTGAAGGCGCGTTCTCTACGCGCTGCATCAACAGAGAGCACGTAGGGCCTATTATGGAAGTACGTGGCGCTCAAACGACTGCCGTTGTTGAAGACGTGTATCTTGATTCCACTGGCGTAGTAAACAAGTCTAGAATAACAGAGCTTTGTACTGACGACGAAGACAGCAACGCACTGGTTAATGGCTATGTAAAAACTTGGTATGATCAAAGCTCTTTTGGTTATGACGTCACCAATACTACTGATGCTCAGCAACCTGTAATCCACGACGCCACTAACGGTGTCGTTCTTCTCAACGGTCAGCCTGCTGTAGAGTTTGACGGGTCTGACGACATTCTTGAGTCGTCTTCTCAGACTATCAATACCGAAGCCATCATAGCTGTTGCCTCCACTAATAACGAGGCTACAAATGCTCAGCACATTATTCGCCAAGGCACTGCATACATAAGATTTGACGCAATCAATCATGTCGAGTACAGAAACAATGTAAACCTCAGAGACGACTCTGCGAATAATACCCCTGGCTTGGTAAATGACAACGCAGCTCTTGTCTCTTGGTACACAAAAGGCACTAGCTTCCACGATGCAAACGCTTCATGGAAGTGGTACTTCAACGGGGATCTCCTTGGCACTCAAACAGGAAATAACCTGTCTTCTGAAAGTGGGCCAATTAAGATTGGTGCGCAGACCGCTGCGTCTGAACGCCTAAACGGTAAGGTGTGCGAGGCGATTATCATAGACAAAAGAGACGCTCACTACGACAGCGCCGATCAGATACACCAGGACATCAACGCTCACTACCTCATCTACCAAGAGGCGACAGCATCCCCAACTTCTGGGTTCTTGGCTGACTACAGCGGAGCTGCTGCAGCATATTCTGTAAGACAGCTCGGTGACGCTAACCTCTGCATGAGGGTTAGAAGAGACGGTGATGACGCAGAGAGGAACATAGGGTTTGGTAGTGACGGGTTTGTAGACACAAGTGCTATCTCAGACTTCTGCGGTACTGACAACGGGTTTGTCGTCACTTGGTTTGATCAGAGTGGTAACGCTATAGATGCCACTCAAGGCACTCCAGCTGAGCAACCTAAGATTTACGACGGGACTGATGGAGTAATAAAAGATAATGGCTACCCCGCCACAGAGTGGTCAGCAGCATCGGGACAAAGTCTCGAAACCACTTACACGACAGACTCAAGTGAGTTTACTGTTGTGGCTGTAGCTAATGGTGATGACAGCGCATCCAATAAAACCATTGTACTCACCCCAGAAGCACTTGTGTTTCTTGGATCCGATGAGCTAGCCAAGCATATCCAGGGAAGTGCTGCGCAGACAGGTTACTCAAGTGCCGACTTTAACGATCAAGCTATTCACTTTGTCGGAAATAGTGGCAGTGAATCTTTCGCTGGGGAAAACGGAGATACTCTGACCACATTGTCTGAATCGACGTCTACTAACAGCCTGCTTAGAATTGGAAACAACGCCAATGAAAGTATTCCATTTCTCGGCACTATACAAGAGATTGTTTACTACATTTCTGATCAGTCTTCGAGCAGAACGGCTATTGAAGAAAACGTCAACGACGCCTTCAACGTCCACCCAGATGCAGACACCACTCCAGAGTCAGGATTTCTAAACGAGTTCTCTGGGGCTGCCGCTGCATACTCAGTACGTAAGCTCGGGGACTCCCCAGTAGCTATGAGAGTCAGAAAGACTGTCAGCGCTGTCGACTACTACCAAATCATCGGCTTTGATGCTAACGGGGATCTCGACACTGCAGCTATCGAAGAGTTTGGGGGTAGCAACGATGTATTCGTTCAGACGTGGTACGATCAGAGTGGGAACGGTAATCATGCTTCAAATAGCACTAATGCTGAACAACCTAAGATCTACGACGGAACGGACGGTATAGAAAAAGAGAATGGAATCCCAACCATTCAGTTTGACGGAACGGACGATTACCTTAAAGCAGATGGGTATATAGTTGAGCTGAGTCAAAACTCTGCCTCTGTTTTTGTCACAGCAAATGGAGGCACTCCTGATGTAAACACTGATTATCTCTTATCGGAAGGTGACTTATCCGACCCGTATAGTAGCAACTTCATATTCGGTGGAGGTACATCAGCTGGTAGCGCACCCGTTTTGTGGGTTAATGGAACGACGTTTGGAACCATCACGACTGGTCAACACGTAATAGGGTTTGACTATGACGGGACAAATTTCCAGGCTCACCTGGATGGATCTACCGCAGGATCATCTGGAACAGCCATTGTAAATTCAGAAGCATCTGGAGGGGGAACTCATATTGGAACAAGAGCCGATGGAACTACTGCATTTTACAATGGAAATGCGCAAGAGATTATTACTTACAAGTCAGATAAGTCTTCCGATCGTTCTGACATAGAGTCAAATATCAACAACTACTTCCTCGTTCACCAAGAAGCTTCTGCCTCCCCAGCTACTGGACTCCTCAGCGAAGCACCAAACGCAGCAGCTGCATACTCCGTGCGTCAGCTCGGTGATGCTAAGCTGTGCATGAAGGTGAGAAGAGGTAGCGACAACGCTACGAAGAACATCGGGTTTGTAAATGGTGTTGTCGACACAGCAGCCATCGAAACTTTCTGCGGTAACAGCGACGGTACTGTAGCTGTGTGGTATGACCAGAGCGGTAGCGGTAATCACGCCACTCAGGGTACTCCTTCAGCTCAGCCAAAGATCTACGACAATGCTACTGGGATTGTGACGGAGAATGGCAAGACAGCACTGGAGCTTGACGGGGTTAATGATGGTTTTAGTCTGTCTTCTGTCATTGCTGCTTCAAGTCAAAAGTATACTTTTACAACTCATGCTGTAGACTCCTCAGATACTGCCTGGTCTATTTTCTATGAGACAGCATCTACAGATGTTGTCCCTCTTGCTGAAGACGGAAATACGGCTGCCATTTCGTTTGGATACACTTTGTCTGATGCTTTTAGAGACGGAACTTCTCTTGTCAGCGACATAAACAGAACAGGTCTTTACGATACATACAGCCCTGCGGGTCAATCTCTTACCACTCTTGATTTTTCAGGAGACGGCATAGGTGGTTTCTTTAACAGAGCTAACTTTTTGTACACGGGTACAGCTCAGGAGATCCTGATATATGACTCAGATAAGTCTAGCTCTAGATCAGATATCGAGACCAATATCAACAATCACTTCAAGGTCTACACTCCGTTCACCACTGGACTCCTCGACTCATACCCAGGTGCTTCTGCGGCTTACTCTCTGAGAAGACTGAGCTCTACGTATACAGGACCAGCTATCGAAGTAACGAGCAACAGTAGCACGCAAGACATTGGGTTTGATACAGAAGGTAATCTCGATACGTCAGCTCTTGCAGCTTTCTGCGGGAGTAACGACGGTACTGTGTCTAAGTGGTACGATCAGAGTGGGAATGGCAACGACTTGGTTCAATCCACTGCAAACGACCAGCCTAAGGTTTACGACGGCACGGACGGTCTTGTAAAGATATCCGACCAACCTGCTGTTGAATTTTACGAATCTAATGGAAAGTTCTTAGAGTCTTCTAGCAATATAACCGTTGACGATTTCTTCGTTCTTAATGTGATAGAAAAATCAATTCATGCTGGAAGTGATTGTTTGTGGGGCTTTGGAACAAGCGGAGATACTGAGTTCCAGTACCTCGCCAATCTAAACAACGGTGAAGATTATTACATAAGGAGAGACAATGGTAGCGGAACTAACGTCAACAGCTACGTCGGAAGGCAATTAGATTTTGAAGGCCCTCACAACGTTGTTTCTCTCAGCTACGATCAAACAAATCCAGTTCTCAGGATAAACGGAAAAGTTGAGTGGGATGCTGATGCTTCTGGTGTTTATGGGGCAGATGATCAAAGAATAGTCTTGGGGAATACTCCTCAAGAAAACTCACCGTACAGAGGTAAGCAGCAGGAGTTCTTGATCTACCCGTCTGACATGAGAACAAAGGTTGCGGGTATTGAGAAGAACATCAACAATCACTATTCTATCTACGAGCAACCGCTTCTCGATGTTGTCCCTGATGCTGCTGCTGCGTACTCACTGCGTAAGTTGAGAGCGGACTACACAGGTCCAGCGATCAACGTATACAACGGAACGGACTACAAAGACATCTACTTCAGACGCGATGGCAGCCTCGACACAACGGCTATAACTAAGTTCTGCGGTAGCAATGACGGTACTGTAGCTATATGGTATGACCAGAGCGGAAATGCAAATCACGCAGAGCAGACGACACTTGCAAGCAGACCTAAGATCTATGATGGGACTAGTGGGATTTTAACGGAGGGCGACAAGCCTATTCTAAGCTTTGCGGCTAGTAATAGGTTTAATTTGTCGTCTAACCTCAGCATATTGAATGAAAACTTTTTCTATGTTACAGCAGAAACCGTTGATCTTACAGTGTACGGACTTGTTGATGACACAGATTATCTTAGAAATCAAGTTACCAGATATTTGCTCAATGATGGTGGAACTCTTTATGCATCGAACATAAGTCCTTCTTCAGGTTACTCAGTTCACAGTGTTATAAACGATAATGGGGCGTACCAAAACGGAACAAGGCTTGCTGACTTTACAAACGCGCTGACTATATCTGCTGACTCTATTTTAGAAGCAAATGCTGCTGGTTCTTATCAGGAGCTTGTCATTTATGATTCAGACCAATCTAATAATAGAACAACTGTAGAAGGAAACATCAACCACTACTACGGTATATACTGATCCATATTTTCGAGATACCGATAGAAAGCCTGCACTAACATGCGGGCTTTCTGCGTTATAGCATATCGCACTCTGTAGTTCATCTTAGTCTCGTCACGGAACAGATGGTCCTCAGCCGTCTGACTTGGAGTCAGCCTGTCGAAGTGTTTGTAGATATACCCCATGCGAGTGAGAGGCTGTATCATGCGCTCACTGAGCTTCTTCTTAGAGAACCCGTAGTCACCAGAAGCGAAGTCTAGGGTAAAGAACTCTAGGTCATACGCCCACAAGAGAAACTCAAGGAAGCTACCCGTTACGTCGTGTGATTCGCAAAACTCTATCTTGGCTATGCGGTAGTACTTAAGGTAGTTCTTGTTGAGGTATCTGTCCTGCATAACAGAGAACTCCCTGAACTTTCGGGTCTTACGTACTTTGGACCTAGGCATAATTAAATTCGTATCTTTATTGCAAAGATAGAACCATGGAACCTAAAGACCTAAAATTCATTGCAGACGTCTATCACTTGATCAAGGAGATAGAGAAGTTGGTAGAGGACAACGACATGGGGCACAGGGTTATGGCTGCGATCTTTGTGGGCGTAATCGACGAGGGTGAGCTGGAGGATCTGGCTGAGGAGGAAGCTGAGTTTGGCCACGTCAACATGCGCTCTATGTATAGCTTCAACGTAGATAGCAAGCAAGAGCTGGAGGTGATCAAAGAAATTATGGATGAAGCCTACGGCAATGACAACCCAGACCTAGACGACCTGCTTGACGGGTTAGGCATATCCCTTAACTAATGAAACACATTTTCCTTTTGCTAGCATTGATCAGCGGCACCGTCAACGCGCAGCCAAGGTTTGACACTGGCAACACTCACGAAGGCAAGTACTGGGTTGGTGGGGTCATGACTCTCGGCGGCATTGCTCTTATCAATTACACAGATGGGCCCACGCAGGCTATCGGAGCTGCATGGACAGTGGGTGGGATAGCTAACCTCGTTTCTGGAGAAATAGAGTCAGAGTATACAGGCTACAATCCCAGCGACATGAAATGGAAGAAAGAGGTTCTCCCCGTCACCACTATGTTCCTGGCTGGGGCTTTAAACGGCGTCAACCAAGATTTGCTCTTTCACTACCACGAGTTCCAGAACACTTTTCCTAATGCCAACCCGCAATTCTGGGACCCAGAGCTAAGCTGGAGAAACAAGTATATGAACGGAGATCCAGCTCAAGGTGAGGCTTTTACAGGATCGAGCACTATATTTGTAGCGGCAACCGATGGATATCACGCCACGGTAGCAGGAAGAAATTTAATGATAACCACATCCATCTGCCTCTCACCTAAGACTAAAGGGTGGAAGCCTTTTATCAAGAGAACGCTGTTGTATTCTCTGAGCTACGGCCTAGGGTTTGAGATGGTATATGGGAAACTAATTCAATAATGGACGAAGGACTTATCAGAAAGATCATCATCGGACGAGATCCGAAAGATGCTATGGCCTACTACATAGGCATGAGGGCTGGAGACGGGAAGGTCTCCGCCATACTAGAAGATGAAAGAGCTCTTGTGAAATACAACAAGAAGCGGTATCTTGTATACATCGAGACAGATGAAGGCACGTTGCTATGGAAAGCCATCGACGATATGCCGTGTATGCTTGAATTTGATTTGAATTTTTAATATGAAGAGCCTAAAGAAGTTTGTCGTTGAGCTTAAGAAAAGGCTTAACGACACAATGACGCTGAACAACGGTGTAGAGCTTTACGTTGACGCTAAGTACAACGAGTTCCAGCACCGTGTAACTGAGGGTCCAATCGTCTCAGTACCAGCTAAGTATGACTGCGGGGCGACTCCAGGCGACACGCTGTACTTTCATCACCTCGTAGTCATTAACGGGGGTCAGACGCTTACTGGCGAGGACGATCACTACCTCGTACACTACCACCCAGAGACGGCGACCGAATCACAAGCGATAGCCTACAAAGGCAAAGACGGTATTACGCTGCTTGGCGGATGGGGGTTGCTCGAACCAGTAGAAGAAACAAAAAACCAAGAATCAGATGCTATCGAAATCGTCAAACTCAAGGAGGAGAAGGTTACAAAAGGTCGTGTCGCTTTTACGGCTCCTTGGATTGAGGAGCTTGGCGTCAAGGTTGGCGACGTAGTGGGTTTCCCCAAGAACATGGACTACCGCATTAAAATTGACGGGAAGGAGTACTACAGAACACGAGCACACGATTTCCTCTATGTCGAAGAAAGCTGAATTTACAACTCTAGACGCCTCAAGGAGGCTTATGGAGAGCATGTCTGTCGCCATCGACAACATGATTGAAGAAGTCAAGAAGCCTGTAGACCCAGAGGCTGGAGGCTCAGCCCGCAAAGCTGAGCTGCAAGCCGTAAAGCAGACGGCTGTAGACTGCAAAGAACTTATTATAGAGCGACAGAAGCTCGAACAAATGATTAAAGAGTTAAGCGAAAATGGAAAGATCGAAGAAGAAAAAGACTACTCAGGAGGGTTTGCAGAAAGATTCTCAAAGTAAGTTTGCATGGTGGCAAGACGAAGTTTATTTAAATCACAGAATGAATATTATAGGACAAAACGGAAACAACGGTGAGCACTATTTCTGGGAGGAATCCTGGAACGGAGAAAACGAAGACTAATTCCTTTTCGACAGTCGGCCCTCTACGTAAAACGGGGCAATCAAACTGGGGCGTAGTTCAGTTGGTTAGAGCGTCTGTCTTATACACAGGAAGTCGTGGGTTCAAGTCCCACCGCCCCAACAATTTATTATATTTGCAATATGGGAGCCAAAAGAGATTACAAAAAAGAGTACAGGAAGTACGGTAAGAGCAAGGCTGCTAAGCTCTATAGGGCTGCATTGAACAGATATAACCGTCGAAAGGGAACATACGGTAACGGTGACAAAAAAGATGCCGCACACAGCGGACGCCGTATCGTAGGGTTTGTGAGGAGGGCTTTGAATAGAGCCAACAACAGACCCAAGGTCAGAAACTCCAAGTGACTCTGGGTACGCCCTCGTAGCTCAACAGGATAGAGCATTTCACTTCTAATGAAACGGTTACAGGTTCGAGTCCTGTCGGGGGTACTAAATTAAATTAACATGGCTGAATACATTTGCAAGTGCGAAAAGAAGCACGAAGAAAGTAAGAGCGGCGTCACCATTCGATTTGGTGAAGACGGTGCATATCACGACATCAAGTGCCCATGCGGTAAGTATATGGAGGTCAAGAACCCAAAGAGCGGTGTCCCCTCCCTCGGTCGTATGAATAAACTCGGTCAGAGCTACTGATGTCAACGCTTATCGACATAGATGGATATGAAGATAAAGGGATCAAAATCGACCCTAACCTTACAGAAGGAGAAAGTATTGAGCTCCACGGGCTACTCGTTGTGCTACCGAAAAAACCAAAGCGATCTGAAATTCTCTTCCATGACCAACCAAAGGCTATGCAGATGTGGCGACGCATTCCTATGCCCGAAGAGTTGCAAAAGATACGATCTATGGATGAGTGGTTCGAGAAGCCTTCGGAGTTTAGAAAGAAGTTTTCTAACTACATCGAAAAGGAGTTTGAGCGCAGGCGTAACGGTGTTTGGTTTTACAATGCTGGCGTCCCTACATATATTACAGGGAGACACTACATGCTTCTCCAGTGGTCGAAAATTGATATCGGATATCCTTACTATCTTGCCTTCCAACGTGAAATCTTTCTTCACATGGCTGCGTGCGAAGCTGATCCCCGTTGTCTCGGTCAGCTTTATACTAAGTGTCGCCGTTCTGGGTACACTAATATCTGTTCTTCTGTTCTTGTCGACGAAGCTACGCAAGTTAAGGATAAGCTTCTCGGAATACAATCGAAAACTGGTAAGGACTCTCAGGAGAACATCTTCATGAAGAAAGTGGTGCCGATTTTTAAATCGTACCCTTTCTTTTTTAAACCTATTCAAGATGGTACCACTAACCCACGCATGGAGCTGGCTTTTCGCGAGCCGAGTAAGAGAATCACGAAGAAGAATAAGACTTCGCAGAAGGGGGATGCTCTTAATACGGTAATAAACTGGAAGAACACCACTAACAACGCATACGACGGTGAGAAGCTCCACATGCTGTACCTCGATGAGGCTGGTAAGTGGGAGAAGCCTGTTGACATCCGTGACGCATGGCGCATTGAGCGCACATGCCTTATTGTAGGTAAGAGGGTTGTTGGTAAGGCTCTTGTTGGTAGCACCGTAAACCCTATGGATAAGGGCGGCAAGGAGTACAAGGCTATTTGGGAGGATAGCAATCCTATTGAGCGCAACGCTAACGGAAGAACTAAGAGCGGCCTGTATCGTATCTTCATTCCTGCTTATGACGCTCTTGAAGGTTTTTTTGACAAGCACGGAAATCCAGTCGTTGAAGATCCTGATAAGGATGTCAGCGGTATTGATGGTGATCCAGTTTCTCAAGGGGCTAAGACGTACCTCAGAAACGAAAGGGACTCACTAAAGTCTGATGCCTCGGAGCTTAACGAGGTGGTGAGGCAGTTCCCGTTTACTGAAGAAGAAGCCTTTAGAGACAGCGTTGAGGGGAGCATCTTTAATATCGGAAAGATCTACCAGCAGATAGACAGCAACGAAGACTTATACCCGAATCCAGTTGTGCGAGGAAACTTCTTGTGGAAGGAGATAGATAAGGAGGTTGCTTTTACTCCAGACCCTAACGGTAGGTTTAGAGTCTCGTGGATGCCTCCGCAGGAGATGCGTAACGTCGTCAAAGAAGACGGGGGCAAAAAGGTGCCTCCATTTGATCACCTTGGATGCGGCGGCGTTGACTCGTATGACCTTGACGCTGTTGTCGATGGTAGGGGATCTAAGGGGGCTCTGCACTTGTACAACAAGTTCAGTATGACTGAGACGCACCCGTCAAACATGTTTGTCGTGGAGTATGCCTCACGCCCTGATCTAGCTAAGATATTCTACGAGGACGTCCTTATGGCTGCTTTCTTTTACGGGTACCCACTCTTAATTGAAAACAACAAGTACGGTATTGTAAGATACTTTGAATCAAGGGGTTACGACGGATACGTAATGAATAGGCCAGACCACCTTAAGCCGCCAGGAAGCAGCTCCAATGTAAGGACCAAGGGTATTCCTTCAAACTCGCAAGATGTCATCCATGCTCACGCCCAAGCTATTGAGCAATATATCTTTGAACACGTAGGTGAGAGGGCTGATGGAAGCGTTGGAAACATGTATTTCAACAGGACTCTTGAGGACTGGATAGGTTATCGTATAGACAAAAGAACTAAGTTTGACTTGACGATTAGTTCGGGTCTTGCTCTCTTGGCTGCGCAAAAAGTCAAGGTAGAAAAGAAAGTCAGTAATTTTGACGACAAGAAGTTCTTTAGGCGCTATAAGCCTAATGCCTAAGAGGTTATTGTATTTGCACTATATTTGTGCTATAAAGGCAATACTGTAAATGTCCTACAACAACAACAATAAAAAGTCTAGGACTTTTCCAGATCCATTGGCTCTCCCCTCGGAGAAGTTGCAGAAGTCGTATGGCCTTAAGTATGCAAAAGCCATTGAGGGTAACTGGGGGAAGATAGACGATGAGTCTGCTACGTATCAAAAGCGCCGTAGAGAGTTCGAAAGGAACCGCGACTATGCTAACGGTACGCAGGACACCACAATATACAAGCAGATACTTAATAGTCTCGACCCTAACAATGGGGACGGGACTCTTCTGAATTTGGACTGGGCACCAGTACCTATCGTGCCCAAGTTCGTTAAGATTGTTGTAAACAAGATCCTTTCTTCGGAACCATATCCTAATCTCCAGGCTGTTGATCCGCTGTCTAGCAGCAAGAAAGACGCTAAGAAGCGCAAGCTTCAAGCTCAGATCAAAAATAAAGATCTGTACTCTATGATGAACCAGTCTGGCATCAAGATGGAATCAGATCCAAGCCAGATACCAGACACGCTCGAAGAGGCTGAAATCTTTATCGACACCAACATAAAGACCGATGCTGAGATAGCAGCTCAGGTTGCGACGGATATGACGTTGCAGTGGAATGATTTTAACGACTCCACTTTTCGTCGCTGCGTAAACGACCTCGTAACACTCGGTATGGCCGTCGTCAAGAGGCAAAATGACCCTAACTACGGTATCTCTACAGAATACGTAGACCCAAGTGATTTTGTCCATAGCTACACCGAAGACCCCAACTTTAAGGATCTCGTCTATGCTGGCCACGTAAAGACCATTACCATAGAGGAGCTCAAGAGGGTGGCTGGAAATGAGTTTACCGAGGAAGAGTTCGAGAAGCTTGCCAAGCAGGTAGCGGGAAAGTTCAATAACGACTCATCTGTATTTGGAAGAAAGTACCATGACGATAAAAGAGATCGCATGGTGTATGGGTACGATGAATACAGAGTTCAGGTTCTCGACTTTGAGTTCCTTTCTGTTGATTGCATGTACTTTGAGGATAAGGAGAACCGATTCGGAAACAAGAACTTCTTCTTTAAGGGTGAGTCTTACTCAGAGCCAAAGAGCTCTGTCTTTGAGCGTCAGTCGCACAAGATGGAGAACGGCACGGTTTACGGAGGAAAGTACATCGTAGGAACCGACTATATCTACGGGTACGGGATTAAGACCAACATCCCTAAGAACATTCACGATATCTCTAGAGCTAGACTCTCTTACTCTGTCGTTGCTACGAACCTCCGTCGCATGATGCCTAAGTCTATTGTGGGTAGCATCACTGGTTTTGCAGACCAGCTTCAGCTCACCCACCTTAAAATCCAGCAGGCGATCGCTAAGGCCAAGCCTGATGGATTGATTGTAGACATCGAAGGATTGGATAATGTGCAGCTCGGTAGAGGCGGTGAGCTTCAGCCGTTGGAGATTCAGGATATCTACGAGCAGACTGGTGTCTTCTACTACAGAAGTAAGAATCCAGAGGGTGGTTTCCAAAACCCACCCGTTCGTCCTTTGGATAACACCATACGAAACATCAACGAGCTTATTGGTTTGTACAACCACTATCTCCGTATGATTCGTGATGCTACAGGCATCAACGAAGCTATGGACGGTTCTACACCAAAGAGTGAAGACCTGGTTGGTGTGAGAGAGCAAGCTATAGCTGGAGGTAACAATG